GCGTTCCGGGCCTTTTCCTTGGATGAATTGGACGGCTCGCGTCCGCCTCGCCAACCATCGCGGCGAGCAACCTCCAGCATTATCTCGGTGTTGCTGAACGGCCTCTCTCCGGCAGATGCAAATCCATCTCCTACATCACCGTACTTCTCGATGTAGCCCTCTAGTGCCCGGTCGAGCGCCGCATCTGCCTGATCGTCAAGGGCGCGTTCTTTTTGTCGTTCGGCATCGCGATCCTTGATGCGCCTTGCCTTGACCTTGTCGTACATCTCCTCGGCATGCTCCATGACCTCATCGGCGTAATCGCCGCCTTCCATGAGATCGACGATTCCATCGTCTCCTCGGTCAGAGAACCTGTCGTACATGTAGTCGTATTCGACCTCCTCGAACATTTCCTGTTTCTCATCGTCCGAGAGGTCGTTCCAGTCTCGATACTCGTCGGTGTTCTGGTTCAGGCGGTCAAACACCTCGCCGACGGATCTCAGACCTTCTGACTCCGTTCTTTTCGGCCTGGCAGGAGCACTTTCCGTTACGTCCTCGGGCACCAAATCACGGTTCGGTGCTTCTCGCTTTGCGGGCGGGGTGAAGTCCTGTCCGAATGTCTCTGCATACGAGGCGCGTCGCTGGAACTCGTGCGAAACCTTCAGAAGCTCCTCGTCGACCCTCTGCTTCTCGGCGCCGGTCGCCTGCCTGCGGGCATTGACGAGCCTGTTTCCCTCTTTGGTGAGGTCGGCCTCGGACATGTCCCAGTACTTGGCGAGACCCGGGTTGTCGGGGCGCCTGTTGGCGAGAAATGCGACATCATCTCGCGTCTCTGGCTCTATGACCGACGCAAGCAGTGCTTCTTGGCGCTGTGCCTTCGTCCAAGAATTCTTGTCCTTCGGGAGCTTCGGAGCGCTGCGAGGCTTGTCAAGCAGGGCATCGCCGTTGCGTTTGTTGCCCCGAACATCGGGGAGATTGAAACCCGGCTTCTTGATGGGTATGTACGGGCGCATGAACGCACTGCCGTCCTGGACGAAGCCGTCACCGTCACCGTCAAGGGCGTACGGGTTGAATGTTTGGGCAAGGTCACGAATCCTGCCGATTGCCTGTCCGATGTTTCCGCCAAACTGGCCGATTGTCGAGCCGAGTGCTTTTACGGCATTTTGCAGGGCGCCGAGTGCGCTTGCAGTCATCAACCCATCGATGATGATTCCCTTCGTGCTGGGTCTGGCGACAAGTTTGTGGTGCCTGACCACTGGGGCAATGAAATCCCTCGCATACGCCAAGTATGACTGGGGCAACTCAATGAGGTGCGACACATCCGATTTGCCCCACGACGGTCGACCGACTTCTTCTCCGGCAAACAACATTGCCATTTCGACCTGATCATCGGTGCGGTATGCAATGCCACCATTTGGAACGACCACCGGCGTGTCCGGCTTTTGCTGCACGTTCTGCATCGGCCCAAGTGCAGGATTGGTGGCTGCGTATGGTTCGGGCTTGCCGAACATGTAGGCAGTACCCTCTCTGTGGTACGGAAGCCTGTACATCGATACTTTGCCATCGGCAGTAGTTCGCCTGAACACGGTGCTGTTTTCCGTGGCACTCATGATCTCAATCGTGGATTCGGTGCGCGCGGCGAGTTCTGCTTGGAGCGACATTTTTTCCGGCTGACTGAGTTCTCGCGCCATGCCCTCGTCGAATGGATTGCCTTCGCTCCCATTGTCATCCTCTTCCCGTGGGGCGGCAATGACGACTATGCGTGGCATCTCGGACATCATCGGCATCCCCGTGCCCGACACGGGCACCATCGGTATGTGTGCCTTCCCCTCACCCTTGATGGAAATGGTCCCCGTCAATTGGTTGGCACCATGCAACACCGGCGACACTTCGTAGAGTTCGACTTCCTTGAGGATGTTTGCCTGCAGATTTTGGTCAAACACCGAATCAATTGTCTTGTAGCCGATTGACCACTCTTGCTCCTCGCCGAAAAAAGCGACATTGGCGAAGGCCTCCTTGCCCTTCTCTGAGTTCAGGTTGAACTGCACCTTCGCATACAGGCCGCCGATTCCGGCATTGCGCATCTTTGCAGGAAGGCGCGAATCGCCGACTGGGACTTCGTACATCTCCAAGACTTTGCCAATCGGGTCATTCCACGAATGACCCCAGACGACACGCGGCTTCCTCTTGGTGAGACTTTTGGCGAATGCCCCACTGATGACGACATCGCCAACCGAATCCTTGTTGCCTATGCCGGCAACGAAGCACTCGACTATCCCCTTGGCTTCGTCAATGTTGATTTGTCCGCTGTTGCCTGACTTGAAGAGAAGGTCGTCCATCATCCTGCCTTGTCGGTGTTGCGCCAAGCAATGATAAACCAACGTTTGTATGGCCCAACGCAACTACTACAATCAATTTAGCAATTGAATGTCTAATTGCTAAATTGATTCCATAGCGATGATGCGACGTGTTGGGACAAGACGAAGCGATCTTTGGCATCGAGTTGGGCATACCCCTCAATGAGCGACTCCCTGAACACGGCAGAGCGGGCATTCTCGCCAGTCGTTGCGACGGCAGACTTGATTGCCGTGCCTATGTCCCTTCCGATTTGTTCGTTCAAATCCTGTAGTTGGACGAGGCTGGCATCGGCCGCCCTTGCCATGTCTTGCTTTGTCGGTTTCGGGAGATCATTTGACGTTGCCGCATCCTGAATTATGGCAAAAAGGACGGGACGAACATCGTCCTCAAGTTGCTTGACCCACACATCCTTGTTGAATATTGACGAGACCTCGAGTGTCCCAGAAAACAGAGCTTTGCGAGATTTTGCCCCGAACGACTTCTCCATGACCACTCGTTGCTGGCGCTCAATGACGCGCTCAAGTGAACGACCGAGTATTTCTGCCCATCGCTCGATTGCTCGTTCGGTGTCGGCGGCCTTCGATTCCACCGGGCTTTGGCCGGCGGGGGCGGCTTCCGTGGTTGCGAGTGGGACGTCTGGGGCGCCAGCCGGATTGGCCGCCTGCATGGCCGCCGCAATCGCGCCGGCCATCGTGTCGGGTTCTGGGCCGGCAGGTGCTTGCGGCGCAGGTGCTTCGCCTCCGGGCATGCCCGGCATTCCTGGCGGTGGGGCACCAGTCTCCATCCCCGGAACGGCACCCTGAGGCGGCCCGCCCGGCATCATCATTGGCGGCGATTCCATCTTTTTCTTCGTGTTGCCAATGGGCGTGAGGTTCGGGTTCATTAGCAACGAGTCGGCGAGATCGGACTCAATCACCTTGCGTCCGCTTCCCGTCCTGTACTCGTTGAGACTTATGAGACCGCGAGAGAACTCATCACTCAAATAGCGCTCTCGTTCTTGTTTGTAGAGCATGAGGACGGGGACCTCGCTCGTGTCAAAGTCGACGTAGTTGATTTCATCCAGCTCGTCGAGTGCGCGCGCAATTGGCTCCAGGTGCGGGAGCATTGTCTCCGTCCAGAACACTCGTATTTCTTCCGCGGCATTGGAGAAAGTACGACCAGAAGCATTGCCGATGACGGATTCTGGGACGCCGAAAGATGCCAGAATTTCTTCTTTGGTTATCTGTCTCATCTGTATGTAGGCGGCATCTCTCGGGGATGCGCCGACATCGACGTACTCGGCGCCATCGTCCGAGGCGAGGACGGTTGTCTGTCCCGCGCGCGACAGGTTGCCCCTGAAGCGACTCTTGAGTTCTTCTTTGTCCTCGTCGTCAAGCATTCCGCGCACGACAAGCAGGCCGCCTGGCCTGCCGTCGTTCATCAGGAAATTTCTGTTGTAGAGCTTGGCAAAATTCTCTATCTCAATTGCTATGCCAGCGGCTTCCATCGGCGTCAGCGAAAGATACGGGTCAAGTGGGTGTGGCCTGCGAATCCACACGACATCTTCCGGCTTGAGGATCGTTGTCTGCCCGTGCGGAAGCGACACCTCAAAGCCGGAAACAAATTTCTTCGGATCCGGTATCGGGGCAGTCGCCTGCGGCGGGAGAAGATTCAACCCGATAATGCTCCCGTCTCGCCCCCTCACCTTCTCCATGAACGCACCCCTCGTGCCGAGAAGCAACTGAGCGGAGAGTCTGTACCTGAAAATAAATGCGTTCTCGCCAATGTTCGATTTGGTGTTCAAGACCTCCACGAGCGGGGACTTTGCCATCTTCTTGGACGACACAATTTCGCCCGTGGGCGAATTGTCCTTGCGCAGGATTATCGGGAGACGAGCCTGATTTCCGGCAATGACATCGATACACCTCGAAACCCAGGTGACTCTCTGCATGCCCTCTCGATATGCACGCTCAATGTCCCATGAATCCTTGTACGACCGTCCGGCCATTCCCATTGTCTGGGCAATGGGGGCGCCCGGACCTATCGCGGCCTTGGCCGATTGGGCGGATGCCGCTTTGTTCTTTGATGAGTTCCAGGCCATTTACTACTCGAGTCCAAGCAACAGTCCGACCGCACCACAACCGATGCCGGCGACAATTAGGCCAGCCGGAAGAAAAATCAACCCAGCACCGACTGCAGTCAGAAGTACGAATGAAGCCATTAGAATGTTAGCAACATTTGAACGGTCGGTAAGAAACACTCGAAGTTTGTTCATGCCCACCCCTGTTTGCTTTTATACTTATTTTACGACACGAGCAAGCATAGTTGATACAGGAATTGCGAATGGCAGACTGGCAAAAAATCATTGATTATCTGGAGCCGAAATCTCCTCTGTACTGCCCCGAGAGAGCATCGTTCACGCAGAAGGTCTTTCTGAGGTGTTATTCGCTGGAAGCCCTGTTCGGGGGGGCCGCCGGCGGTGGCAAAAGTTCGGCATTGCTGATGGCCGCACTTCAGTACGTCGACATACCCCAATACTCGGCAATCCTGTTCAGGCGCACATTTGCCGACCTGTCTCTCCCGGGCGCACTCATGGACCGCTTCAAAACATGGATTGCCACCCACGAAGATGTCCACTGGAACAACAACAGCTTCATTGCCACCTTCCCGTCCGGGGCGAGAGTGTCGTTCGGTTATCTCAACAATGCCGGCGATTACCTGAGGTACAAGGGTTCCGAGTTTCAGTTCATCGGGATGGACGAGGTGACGGAAATCAGGGAATCGGATTATCGCTATCTGTTCTCCCGACTTCGTCGCCCCGTGAGCGGGCCCCTGTCCGAGGTTCCCCTTCGCATGAGGGCGGCATCAAACCCGGCACCCAATTGGGTCAGGCAACGATTCATAGTCGAGGGAAAGAGCGAAAAACGAATATTCGTTCCTTCCCGACTGACTGACAACCCCGGCATTGATGCGGTCTCGTATCGGCGCTCACTCCAAGCGCTCGACCCCCTCGAGCGACGCAGATTGGAGGAGGGTGACTGGTGGGCGACCACTCTCGGGTCAATGTTTGACCGCACCTCATTCGTGGTCGTTGATCAGAGCGAGATACCAATGGTGAGCAGTTCTGCCAGGGCAGTAAGGTTCTGGGATTTGGCCGCCACCGAGCCCAACTCAAACAACCCGGATCCCGACTGGACGGTCGGCACGCTCATGCTGTTCGACAAGGGAATTGCCTACATCTTGGACGTGAAGCGAGCAAGGGTCAAGGGGGAGAAGGTCGAACAATTGGTTCAACAGACTGCCAACGAGGATGGGCCGAGCGTGGCAATCAGAATGGAGCAAGAGCCAGGCTCGTCTGGGAAGGCCCTGATTGACCAATACGCCAGATACGTGGTCCCGGGGCGCGACTTCATCGGCATTCGATCCACCGGCGACAAGGTGACCAGGGCCCGCCCGTTCGCCGCGGCGGCGGCCAACGGAAACATCAGGTTGCTTCGCAGTGCCTGGCTGACCGAATGGTTGGACGAAATGTCCGCCTTCCCCGAGGCCGCAAGCCACGATGACCAGGTTGACTCGGCTACTGGTGCCTTTGGCTACCTGACCGGATTGGGGTTGCCACAGCGCAAAAGAGCCACTATCATCATCTGACGCAAGTTCTATTAATACGCCAAATACTACGAGGATCATGAACACAACACCACGCATCGCCGACCTGCTGTTCGGCGACTTTTCCGAACGTCTCGCCAATCTTGAGGGACAACTTCAGGATTACCTGGCAGGTCAGCCGCCACAAGAGGAGGCCTGCGAAGTGCTTGCGGCATTCAATCGCGCAAAAGCCGAAGTAAAACTGACCTACGACTCTTTCGCCCTCAGAATCGGCGCGATGATGAAAGATGACAAGGTACTCCTCTCTGGCGGCGGCGAGGTTGAGCGCAACTACTCCACCAAGCGAACGAAGTGGCAACACAAGGATTTGGCGAGCGTGGTCGCCCAGAAGCTCCACAAAATGTCAATTGACATGGACACCGGCGAGGTGAAGGTCGACCCAGAGGAGATGGCGAAAGCGATGCTGAACTACGTCCAGCCGTCGTACTGGAAGGTCACCCAACTCGAGAAAATCGGCATCAATCCCGACAATTACTGCGAGTCCGGCGACTCGCGCATGAGCGTAATAGTAAGACAATCAAACGGAGGCACGAGCGATGAGTGAAGTGGACAAGACCGAGAAAACTGAATGGAGAGACCCCTACGGCCCTCTTTCCGAACCCTTCCCGCAGGAAATGGAACGGACGATAAACAAGGGCGGGACCAACCTCACCTACATTCCGGTCAGCGAAGTCATCAACAGACTGAACAAGGTCCTGGGCGTCGAGAACTGGTCATTCACCGTCACTCGTTGCGAGCGAGACGCGATTGACCCAGATTTCGTCGTCGCCCACGTTCGGCTCGAGTACTTCGTCAACGATTTCCGCTCAATTGCCCGCGATGGAATCGGTGGTCAAAAAATCAAGCGCACCAAGCAGGGGGGCATCGTGGATCTCGGCGATGAGTTCAAGGGCGCCATTTCCGATGCCCTCAAGAAGGCCGCCCAGACGCTTGGCGTCGGCCTCTACCTCGCCCGAAGCGATGAAGCCATCGAGGTCGAGCAGGCAATGGCCGCCCCCGTCGATGAGTCCGTCCAAGCATGGGAGAGCTTCGTCAGCGTGAGCAAGGGTCTGGACGAATCCAAACGAGCACTGCTCAACGAGTTCTGGGCGAACCTCTCCAACAATGCGCCAAAGCCGCGCAAGCCGAGCGATGTGAGCCTTGATCAACTTCAGGAACTGCAGGCAGAGGCAGTAAGGCTGAGCTTCCTGAAGTAGTATAGTAAGGTTGCTCAGTGACCACTGAACAGCCATCGGATCCTAGGATGCCACAATACCTTTCGGCATCATCAATATTGACCTGGGAGCAGTGCCCCCAGAGGTACAAGTACAGTCGCATAGACCAGCTCCCGGAACCCGAGAATCAAAGCCAACTCATGGGTACATTCGTCCACGAGGTTTTGGAGCAGGTTTACACGCTTCCCGCCGAGCAACGCACGGTGGGCAACGCCCAGCAAGTATCTCGCGTCGCATGGGCTCGGGGTTGGGTGGAAAGACTCGCAGGAATGAACATGACGGAAGCAGAGATGCGCGAGTTCAGGTGGAAATCTTGGTGGTGCATCGAGAACCTCTGGACGGTCGAGGATCCAACCAAAGTTCTCCCGATTGGATTGGAATCCGAATACAACACGGAGGTCATACCGGGCATAAATATCAAGGGTTTTGTCGACCGAATCAGCGAAGTCGGGGATGGGGCAAAGATAACCGATTACAAAACCGGCAAATTCCCGAAACCAGCATACATGGATCAGAAGTGGTTCCAGCTACTCCTCTACAAGTTGGTGGTTGAGCGGACCATTGGGAAATCGGTGAATGAAGTTCAACTCATCTACCTGAAGGATGGAAAAGCCCTGGGTAGGACGACCACGCCGGAAGATGATGTCGCAACGCTCGCCCGAGTGGCAAAGACCCATTCCGAGATACAGGTCGCGCTTCGCACGGGGGAATTCGAGACGAAGGTGTCTCGGTTGTGCGACTGGTGTCATTACAAGAAAATCTGCCCAGCATGGGGTGCACGGAGGAAATAGGCGTGTCCAACATAGACAATCAGACATTCGCAAAAATGGTCGCCGAAGAGGTGAAGAACAAACTCTCACCCAATCAGCGGCGCGTGCTTTTGGAAAAAGAGAACTGGGAGCGATGGCGACTCAACCTCGTCGCACTCTTGGAGAACCTCGATGCTCAGACGGCGGCGGCCGAGAGGTCGCGAATCGCCGACATCAAGCGATACGAGTCGTTCGGGAATGAGGGGCTCTCATTGCTGGAACAGGCCAATGCCTCGTACGATTCGCGGGTCCAAAAGATTGCGCGGTTCAGGTTCCATGTCGAGCGACGATTGAACGAAATTGCCACAATGATTGACACGGGCGAGATTTCGGAAAACAACGGTTGGCAGAATGTCGAATTCCTGAAGCGCGGGATAGCCAGGCACCGCGCCCTGCTGAAGGAGTACGACCTTGAGGAAACCGTCATTGACCGAGCACTCTGGTCGTTGCTGGATGATCGGTGGGAGTTTGACGGCATCAAATCCGTTGACATCGTATGAAACGGAATCAAATCCCGAAGCAAAAAACACCCCGCAAGCGCGGCGGTCGAATCGCATCGAGAAGCAAAAAGATGGAATTGAAATACGTCGGGCGCCGGAAATTCGTCAAGCGAATTCTTGCGGCTCGTCCGTATTGCGAGGCTTGCCCGGTGTTTGCCGCGCACGACAAGAAGAAGTTGTATCACCGGTCGGTCTCGCAGGATGTCCACGAGATAGTGAGACGCTCGCAGGGCGGGTCAATACTTGACGAGAAAAATGTCCTAGCCGTATGCCGAGGTTGCCACAACCGCATAGGCAGGGAGCCAGCATTGGCATTTGACCTTGGTCTCGCCAAACGAGGTTCCGAGAAATGAGTCGGTCGGACTGGATGACGATGGGGGTCGATCCTTCGCTCTCATCAACGGGAATTTCCGTGATTGGCGAAACCACGAGCATTCGCAGCAACCTGTCCGGACCGCGGCGACTCATGGAAATCAGAGACCGAATTATGCATGCGGTCATCACGTACAAAATTGACTGCGTATCCATTGAGCATTATTCGTACGCCTCCCGAAACTCCCAAGCGCATTCCATCGGCGAATTGGGCGGGGTGCTTAGGGTCGCCCTTTACGAGGCTGGTATTCCGACCGTGGAGATTGCCCCGGCCTGCCGAGCCAAATTCGCCACAGGAAAGGGCAATGCCGCCAAGCCAGAGGTCGTTTCTGCGGTCTCGGCGAGGACGGGCACGATTTGGAGCGGTGGCGATGGCCCAGACAGGTGCGATGCGTGGGTTCTTGAGGAAATGCTTCGGTACAGGCTCGGACAGTCATTGATTGACTGGCCGAAATCCCATGCAGTGGCATTGGAAAAGGTAGATTGGTCACCACTAGAGAGACTTACGAAAGGAAATTCTGGGTGACGACGGTGGGAATTGTTGCGAGGACTTCGCCAATCAGTCAGGTGGAAATTGAGGGGCGAATACTGATGCTGCTTGACGAACTCGAGCACCACACCGAGGCATTCGAGAGTCTCGCAGAAGACTGTGCCAAGAAGGAATCCAGACTCAAGGGAGAGTGGGCAAAGGAGTACCTGTCGGCAAAGGGTTCAATCCGTGAACGAGAAGCATGGGCAGACTACAAGCTCGCCGACATGGATTTTGATTACAAGTGTGCCGAGGCACTCGTGAAGGCAAAGAGAGAGAAACTCCTGACCCTCAGGACAGAGGTGGATGCCCTCCGGACGCTCAATGCGAACGTCAGGGCTCAGGTGTGAACGGAATCCACGAATCCTTGGCATCGCTGGCAATGCCCATTGGAAGTCTCGTGCCCCTCAAGGACAATCCGAGGCGCGGCGACGTGGATGCAATCGCCGCCTCGTACAGAGAATTCGGCCAAGTCAAACCAATCGTTGTCACAGAAAATGGCGATGGGAGGTACCTAATTATTGCGGGGAATCACCAGTACGAGGCGGCGAAGCGTCTCGGGTGGGATTCCATCGCCTGTACGGTGCTCGATGCAGACAAAAAGAAAGCGACTGCCTTTGCGTACGCCGACAACCGGACGGCGGACCTCGGCGGGTACGACGAAGATTTGCTCGTACAAATGATCGGCGAGGTTGGTAGCGAGTACTCCGAACTCATGAACAATCTCGGAATAGATGAGTTCGACATGGCCACCATCGAGAACTCGGTCTCAAATGCCGAAAGCGAAATACTCACATCAAACGAATTCCTCCCCCCGGTGCTCGTTGAGACGCAGGATCAGTCGACTCCGCTGGTCGTGCCCAAAGGCGACGAAATGAACGTGGCGGCGCTCGGAAGCACGGCGATACCGGGCACGAAGAAACCTCAGGCGGTCGTGCAGTACACGATTGTTTTTGACAGAGTGGAACAGCAGAGCAGGTGGTACGACTTCATAAAGTGGCTTCGCTCAAACCCGGAAATTGGGGGCAACACGACTGCAGAAAAATTGATGTGCTACCTGGAAAAGAACATTGACTTCTAATGCCGCGCCAACGGTTGTTCCTTGATGTCTCCTGCGTTGATGCCGCCAGGGCACGGATTCGCCATGTGTACGACACATTTGACACCGTGTGCGTCCAGTTCTCTGGCGGAAAAGACTCGACGGCGATTCTGCACCTGGCGAAGGAAGTCCACGAGGAGCGTGGGCTTGGACCAGTAAAGGTGATTTTCCGCGACGAGGAAATGGTCAGCCCGATGGTGGTGGACTATGTAATGAAAGTTCGCAACTACCCGTGGGTTGACATGGAGTGGTACTGCTTGCCGTACGGGGCAGAAATATGGATTCTCGGGCGCCGCGAGACGGCCCTGCTGTGGAGTGGGAAAAGACAACGAGAAGGTCGTCTCGTCAGGCCGATGCCGAACTTCGCAATCAACGCAATGCACTTCGGACTGGATCACGACAGGCCACTGAGAGAAACAATCGATTACTACACGATGCAGGGGAAGAGGGGTCGTACGGCATTCATTACGGGGGTGAGGGCGAACGAGTCAATGATTCGCTACCGATCCTGCGTGCAAAAAATCCACGAGAATTACATCGTCACCCCGTTCGGCGTCAAGCGTGGTCTCCCACTCAAGTTCGCAAAAGTCATTTACGACTGGCAGACGAACGATGTGTTCAAGTTCATCACCGACTCCGGGGGGGAATACTCGGAGTATTACGATGCCGCCGAAATGACTGGCTCAAACACGAGGGTCGGCATTCCGCTCCACTCAATAGCGATACGCAGACTTGGCGATGTGGTGGCAACCGAGCCAGAGTTCTACGATCAATTGGTGCGAGTATTCCCGAGAATTGATGCCCAAAGGAGGCTCGGCAAGGACTTTGATTCAGATGCAATCGTCGAGACATACTCCCATGATGGACTCAATGGGGTCAGCCAATTCATATCGGACTTCATGATTGGGACAACAATGCAATCCGCCGCTCGCCGATACGTGTCCACGTTCAAAAAGAAAATGGCTCTGGATCCGGTTTCGTACCCGATACATTGGCTGGTGCGAACGCTTCTGCTCAACTCGATACATGTCACCTCTGCAAACCCAGCGGGTCCAGGCACCAAGACGGGGAGAATCATCAAGGATGCAGGAGTAACCAATGAATGACACAACGCACGCAAAACCGAGCAGTCTGTCATTCGCACCGTGGCGAACGACCTACATGCTCTCGCCAGACTTGGCGGTGCTGGCGCGCTCAATGAACAGGCACGGAATACTGTCGCCGATAATTGTGAGAGAAGCAGGACTGACGATTATTGATGGTCACGAACGATGCCTGTTGGCAATGAACAACCAGGCAGTACGCGAGGCAATTGGGGAGACCGTTCCCATCATTGTTGTCCAGTGCACCGAGGCGGAGGCAATGATTCTCCATGTCCAACTCAACAGGGGCAGGGGTTCTGTCGTATCCAAGAAACTTTCCTCCCTTGTCAGAAGGCTCCTACTTTCGGGTGCGACAACAGAAGATTTCCTTTGCGAAGCCCTCAACCTGACGATGGACGAGTTTGAGCTCCTGCTTGATGGGACGATTGTCAAGCATCGTGCAATCAGGGAACATCTCTATTCGCGAGCATGGGTGCCCGTTGAGTCGGCCACGAAGGTCAATGAGCCTGCCATAGAAATGCCACCGAACGACGACAGATAGCAGACAAGTGATAACATTAAACTTGCTATATCTTTTCATTCGGAGGATTCATGCCCCAAGCATTAGTGCCAAATGTAGGCGACGAGGACATCAGCATACCGAGGAGGATAGGTCGCGTTCTCGGGTATGCCCTCGGCAGAACCAGAGAGCGCAACCCCGGTCGGGTGCTTGAGTATGCCCGCAGACAAACACGCGAGGCAATAAACCAACGAAGAAGGGCAAGGGCACGTAGGGCCGCGGCTCTCGGCAGGTGACCGCCAATGGCACTCGTTACGGCGGCGGAGCTGAAGACCTACATGGACATCAGCCTGACCAACAGGCAGATGGACGCGGCCGACCTGGTGCTTGCTGGTTTGCAGAGCGAATTGGAGATGTTCCTTCGTCGTCCAGTCGAGGCGCAGAGTCGCACGGAGATCTATCGAATTCCGAGCACGCACACCGGGATACCCATGTCGTCATTCTTCGTGAATGCAAATCCCACCGGGGAATCCTTTTACGGAAACCCCGTGAACAATTCAACGTACCTCAATCCGCCGACCAGCATCTATCTGCTCAACACCCCCGTGATCAGCATTTCTCAGGTCAAGCACAAGCCACTGAACGGAACAGAGGTGACGCTGGTCGCCGATATTGATTACATCAAGAGGGGCTTCGGTGTCGATGTGTTCAGTGCGTACGCCGACGACACGGTGACGGTCACCTACGTCGGCGGCCTTGACGGCCAGAACATTTCCGTGTTCAAACTGATGATTCTGAGGGCGGCAACCCGGGAGATGCAGAACATGCACGACGATGTCGTCGGCGTGAAGGATTTGGAGACAAGGAATGTTGCCCCGCTGGAAACTGGATTCTTGGAATCTGAACTGATGGCGCTCAAGCGTTACCGAAAGAATCGGATAGCAGGATGAGCGAACTGCGTACCAAGGTCGATGCCCAAAAGGCGATTCTCTGCCTAAGAATGATGAAAAAGCGGGCGAACGACATGCGCCCGGTTCTGTGGAAATCAAAACAGTGGCTTCGTCTTGCCAACGAGGAGAATTTTCGGCGATCCGGCCTGCCCTCTGGGGGTTGGTTGCCACTTGACCGAGAGTACAAAAACTGGAAAAGAATTCACAATCCGCGCGCACCGCAGATGGTGATGACTGGTCGCTTGTTCACAAGTCTGACAACGCTCGCAGGTTATCCCAATCGGATAGATCTCATGGATGCTGTCTTTGGAACGAAAGTTGAGTATGCGAAATTCCATCAGTACGGAACATCCAGGATGCCAAAACGCAAAATCGTGTACGAGCCCGTCGGCTTCGCACACCGATTGGGTCAGGTGGCCGCCGTTTATGTTTGCCATGGAAACACCGCCGCCGTCAGAGAGGCGTTGCCGTGACCGACTACTTGATGCATGGGCCGCAGTTCGCCAAGGAGTACGTCAATGCATACCTGAAAACGGAACTCCCCAAGCGACTCATTCGTTATCGGAATGGCTGGCGAGTGAGCAGCACGGAAATGCCCGATCCCGAGGACTACTTCACCTACGAACCGCTCGCCATGGATCACTGGCCGACGATTATCACCGTCGTCATATCCACGAACTCATTCGAGCAAATCGGCTGGGACGGGTCGCACCCTCTCTACCGAGTTACCTACTCCATGAGAACATACGTCTGGGCGAGGACCGAGGGTTCCGAGGAGACGACGACCATGCGGGATCGAATGACCGTCGTTGTGAGATCGGCACTCCTTGATGGACCATGCCTTGAGGCGACGGATCCTCGGAAAACATTCAGGGTCCAGATTGATCAGACGAGCATCAGGGAGGAGTTTTCCGACCTAACCCTCCTGAAAGGCGACAGGGTGCTTGCCGGTTCGTATGTCTCGTACAACCTACAAATTGACGAGATAGTCCACAGGGAGGACATAGGCACGGTGGAAGAAATAACCATTGCATACCAAAGCGCCACCCTGAGCCAGAACTTCAGCGAGGATGGCTATACCAATGAAATCGTTGTCCCATAGTTTAGTATTTTAGTATGTTTAAGTTCTTGTCACGACGAGATGAAAACCCCGGCTTTGCCGATGCCGTCCTGCTGACGAACAAATCCCAACATTGGCTGTGCCTCACCGAAGCAGGCCATCGAGCACCCCCGTTGAGCCATGTCGCCATGGATTCTGCCTCCGTGAATGCCTCAAACTTGATTGATAAACACGTCCGGGACGGGAACCTGATTGTGACCAGCTTGTCGGACACCCCCCCGCGCCCAAGGTCAAGAAAGAAGAAGAAACAGGACATTTCAGAGATGGTGGGGGATATCACGGATGAATCGGCGACCACCCCCGAGACGATTGAGGCATTAAATGATATTTTAGTTGCCCAAGCAGAACCAGAAAATTGGGTATCATCTAATGAGAGCATAGTCGGGCTTCCGACGACGGATGAATTTTAGCGAGGTACCATGCCAGGCGTAATCATTTCTACTTCTGTTCGCACCGGTCCTTCGGTGCCCCTGTTCAACGAAGCCTCACAGGCATTTTTCGTCGGCTTGGCCGAACGTGGCCCGACAGGCGAGGCAATTCGCGTCTCCAGCCTCGAGGAATTTGAAAACACCTACGGCGGATTCGCCTCGTACAGCCTTCTCCACCCGACGATTGAGTGCTTCTTTGAGGAAGGCGGCACTCAGTGTTACGTCGGCAGGGTCGTCGGCGGAGCCGCAGATGTTGGTTCGCTCGAACTTGACGATGCCGATGGCAATGCGACAATCGTTCTGACGGCCAACGGTCCCGGTGATTGGAGCACGGATGTTTCCGCTCAGGTCGTGTCTGGCACGATTGCCGGAACTTTCGCCATCAAAATTTTCTTCGATGGCGAACAAATTGCCACGACCGGCAATTGCACTTCGCGCGAGATTGCGGTCGGCAAGATAAACCTCCATGCCGAAGCAAGCAAGTACATCACCGCGGAGCTCGGAGCAGACACCAGCAACCCGGCCGTGATGGCAAACCCCTCCAATCTCAGTGCCGGAGACGACGATCGCGCGGCGGTTGTGGATGCCGACTACGCCACGGCACTAGAACTGTTCAATGATGCACTCGGTACTGGCGCAGTTTCGTGCCCAGAGTCGTCCTCTGCGACGGTTTACTCTGCCCTGATTGCCCATGCGAATGAGTACAACAGGATCGCCATTCTGCACGGCGAATCAAACGCGACCATATCCTCAATAAAGTCCTTTGCCCAGACTGCGATTGCCGACGGGCAAAACCTTGAGCATGCGGCGCTGTACTACCCATGGGTGTTTGCACCGACCGCGGTCAACGGCGTCAACCGCATGCTCCCGCCGGACGGCTACGTTGCGGCGAAGCGATCCGCAATTGTGAACAGCAACGGCTCGCACATCCCGTACGCTGGCACGAATTCGCAGGCATCCTTCGTCAATGGCGTCGTCACGGACATTGACCGAGCGAACGGGAATGCGCTCGATGACGAGTGCATCAATGCAATTCGGATCATCAGCAACACCGTCCGAATCTACGGTGCAAGATCGCTGTCTCAGGACACCACGAACTTCAGGTACATCACCTCGCAGGACACCGTCAACTCAATCGTCACGGATTCATACCGAGCCATCGAACCGCTCGTGTTCACGGCGATTGATGGTCGCGGCATGGTGTTCGCGGCCGTAGAAGCGAGACTCATCTCGGTCCTTGAGGCATACAGGCTCTCGGGAGCACTTTTTGAGGCGTTCGCCAACAACGGGGAAAGAATTGATTACGGATACACCGTGCGTTGTGATGCTAGACTGAATCCATCGGATGATCTCGCCGACGGCAGGGTGAAAGCCAAGGTGGGCGTGAGAGTCTCGAGCATCGGCGATCGAATAGAGGTTGAGATAATTAAGTCCAGCCTGACAGCATCGGTAACCGCATAACGGAGGAAAAATGGCAAAGATAGCGCAACGCCAAGTACTGGCCTATATCACGCCCACCAAGGACGGCAACACAAGCTTCACGATTGGCGGCAAAACTGAGACACCGCCGGCATTCACTGTCGGTGGTCAGGTCAATTTCCAGTTCGCCCAGGTCTCGGGAGGGGAAATTACTGCCTCCGTGGAGAAGATTTACGAGGGTGGCAAGTCCAAGCCGACGGTGCTGTGCGCCCCCTCCGAAATCGGCGACATCACCCTCACGGCCCACTACGATGACGACCTTACCACCAATGGCATCGGCGCCGCCATTCGCAAGGCAAGGCAGTTCGTCGGTGTTGGTTTCTACGACATCACGATTCAAACATACAATTGCGGTCTCACCAGTGCCTCCAACGACCGCCAGTACCCGAGAGCCCTCCTCGTCGGACTCACCGAGCCGGATGGCGATTCGTCTTCCGGGGCTCCAAGCACATTCGCCCTCACCTTCTCGGTGAGCGATGTGAACCCGCCGTCGAACCAGACTGCCACCACGTCCACGACGCGAGCGTAACCAACCCCGGGGCGGGGAGACCCATCGGGATTGCCGACCAAGTCGAATCTGGTGTAGTTGCACTACGGCGATTACATTGCTGCTAATTTTCCCTCGTCACCAAATTCCCCGAAAGGAATACCATGGCCGAACAACTATATTCTGGCGAGCTCGCCGACGAAGCAAAGTCAAAGGAAAACAGGGCAGTCGCTCGGGCGCCACAGCCAGAGAAGCAGGAAACACTTCTCGAGAAACTGTCTGCGACCATCGCAGAGAAGGTAAGCCGAAAGGATATCTTCATCAATGTCCCGGAACGTCCGCGCGTGACGCTCAGAATCAGCCCCAACATCACGCAGGCGCAGGTGCGCAAGTGGCGCAAAGAGGCGGGCGAGGACACCAAGAACGGCATGGATGCGACCAAGTTTGCCACTTTCGTGATTGGTCACACCACGCAGGGCATCGTGTTCAGCGATGAAGAAGTCTTCGATGACAACGGCTTCGCACTCAACTTCGCCCACGACCAAATTCTCAACATGACCAAAACGACACGACCGGTTCCGGATGCTGTTCGCGCCTTCTTCGGACTCGATCCGCACGTGGAGGCAGCGGCTCTGGCAATCCTTGATGCGGCTGGGTTCGGCGACACGATTGAGCCTGCCGAGGACCCTACGAAGAAGTCTTCGACGAACTAATCGAAGAACCAATAATCAAATCGGTCGCAAGACTCGGCGAATTGTGGGGCACCGACCCCATTCGCCTGCTCGACTGCACGGATGAAGAGTGGGTCATCCGTATGGCATGTGCTAAAGTAATAGAGCAGGATCGAGCTGCCGCCGAGAAGGAAATGCGCAAGTAATGGCTTTCTGATCCGGCCCATGCACCACCCGGAGTAATCATGCCCGACGAGCGCGTCGTAATACATATAGAGGTCAATTCCGACGACAGAGCCATTGACCGCACGCGACGCAGGTTGGAGCGCCTCGCCGGGGCGCGTTCCAGAGACAGCAGGGCAAGAAGGAGGGCGGACAGAGAAGAGGGTCTCGCCTCTCGCGCGAGCAGCAGGGCGCTCCGTCGCGGGACGGATGAATTCAACAAGGTGAGTCGCGGATACAAGAAGCGCTTTGACTCCTTTGACAAAATGATCAAAGGCATGGGCATGGGACTTCAGAAGTTCCTTACCCTGTCCTTCAAGGGCGTCATTCTTGAGATGGCCGCAATGGGCGCGGCAATGGTGGCGATTCACCTCCTTTTCGCCGCAGGTACTCTCCTCATGAAGGCATACCGAGGCATGATGAAAATGGTCGCAAGCGGCATGGCGGGCGTCGCCATTGCCGCCGCGACGGTGGCGGCGGCCATCAGGGAACAACAGGCGGCGATGTACGCGTTTACGGGCCGTGGGCAAGCCAAGGAATTCGGCTCTTCGCTCAACCAAACAAGGGTGCAAATGCGTGCCCTGACGACGGATGCGGATCTCGCCGCTGTCGGCGTGGAAAATCTCGTCGCAGTGTACGGGGAGGTCTCAAAGAACAGCAAGTTCACCGCCGCATCGAAGCAAACCCTCAAGGGTCTCATGGACTTCGCAAGTGCCGGAATGGACATCAAAAAGGGAACGGAGCAGGCGGGCCAGCTAATTGCGACGCTTCAGGACACCAAGAAGAGCTACTCCGAAGTGGTTGATGCCGGCAAAAAATTCAGCCCGCAAATGAAGACAGCACTCGAAGCATACGAGAAAGATGCCGGCAAGGAGGGCAAGACCAAGGAGGCGCTCACTGCGGCAATCAGGTCCGGGGAGTTGGCGAAGCTCGGCGGCGTCGACGGCCAGTTCGCCGCGGTTTCCGGGACGCTGATTAGCACCCTCAAGGGTCAACTGAACATGCTGAGGGGAATGTTCGCCGACTTCGGCCAGCAGTTCATCAGACCGATCAAAAAAGAAGCCCATGAAGTCTTCGGCATAATCACCACGGCAGTCAAGAGACTGTCTGGGCTAATTGCTGAGTACGGGAATAGCGGCTTCATTGACAAGATTTCCGATACTGTCGACAAAATTGCGGATTTCGTCACCAGGACGCTTCGAGATTTCCTCCCCGGCTCGGTCGGCATATTCACTCGCATCGCCGAGTGGTGGGAAAACTTCACCAAGGGATGGGAGAGAATGACGAAAGCCCTTGAACCATTTATCGAAGGTGCTCGTGTCGTCGAGGGAATTTTCAAGCAGGCGTGGCTGCCCGTGTTTGACCAAATACAAGAAAAGATGTACTCATTCAACAATGAGTTGTTGGCCAACGAGCCGGCGCTGCTTGAGTTCGGCAGGAACATAGGCGAACTTCTGGCGAAGGTGATGGAGTATTTCAGCGAGGCAAGAAAGCTGTTCTTTGAGGCACTCCCCTTCATCAACCAGGTGATTAAGGGTTTCACTCAGCTCGTCGAACTGTTCACGAGCTTCCTGGGGGGCTTCATGAAGCTGACCGGTGGGACCGGTCTCGGCGGTGTGGGGTCCTTCATGATGCTTATGGGTCTCGCAAAGGGAATGAAAAACACCAAGGGGTATTTCACTCGTACTCAAAGCATGTCCGGCATTCGCGAAGTCGCCAACATGAACATCAGGGCCGGTGTCATCTACATAAACGGCAAACCCATTGCACAATACGGCCCGAAGGGGGTCGGTGGCAGTTCTGGTCTCGTCAGAGGATCAAATCAAATTAGGACCGGACCAAGCACCGCCCACAGAGGTCCGTACATGGTCCCGCCCGGTCGCGGTGCTGGTGCCGGTGCCGGTGCCGGCCTGGCATCGAGGGGGTCGGGTGCCGGCGTGGCATCCAGGGGGGGCGGCACGCGACTTACTCCCGATGAAAGAAGAAGGCTGCGGCAAACGTACGGAGGGAATGTTCGTCAAAATGCGGGACCGAACGGTGGTCACCTTATTACCTCCGGACCGAACAGAGGACAGGAAATTCTCACCCAAAGGGTCCGTGGCAGGAACGTCGAGTACATGTTCGGCGGAAGGGGGACGGGCCCGGCCAACACGTCCGCACGGAGGGTCGGCATCGAAAAGAGAAGCGGCGTGAGAGTCGATCCATCGCAGCGAGTGGGGAGGGGAAGATACAAGACCGTCGATGCGACCGGACGAATAATAACGAGACGCGAGCAACTGGCCCGGGCAATCGGCGAGGGGCAGCGACACGGCGCAACTGGTTACGCCACCGACGGCAGACCCAAGAACATAATGGACAGGATTTTCGGAGGAAACCGAGGAGTCGGGGGTTTCATTGGTCGCGCGGCGGACAGGTACAGGGACCGGTTGATTCGCAAAAGCAAATATCTCGGACCAGAAGGCCCGCCAATCAATCCCAAGACGGGCAAACCGTACGGGAGAGGAACAAAAGCATACAAGGCATGGCAGTTGACCTCGACGGCCGCGTACGGCCCCGGGACATACGATCCCAATTCTCTCCTAGGTCGCTTCAAAAACAGCAAATTCTACAACAACTTCCTTGCTCCGAACACGGCTTTGGCCGGTCCGATGCAGCGCGGGATGAGCAAATTGAATGTTGCTAGGCACATTCAGAACATGCGTTTGTTCGCCGGCGAATCAAGAAAGAGTCGCCTCGGAGCAATGTTTTTGGGCAACGAAAATCGCAAAGGGTTCCAGGGTTCTGCAACGGGAACAATGGGAACGATGCTCGGGCTCGGGTTGCTCGCCGAGTCGGGAATGGTGTCGGAAGAAGCAAAGGGATTCCTGAGCGCCGGTGCGATGGTCGGAATGATGAACCCCCTTGCGGGTCTCGCAATCGGCCTCGGCGGCACCGCCCTGACGGCGAAGACCGTGGCGGGTGGGGCAGTCGCTGGTGCCGGCGCGGGCGCGGCCATCGGATCAATGATTGCCCCGGGATTCGGAACGGCCGCCGGCGCAATCATCGGCGCCGCCGTTGGGGGAATCATGGGGAGAGTGAACAAAATCAAGGAGGAAAAGAAACAGGCCAAAGAGGCATTTGAGGCAGTCTTTGACAGGATTATCACCGACAACCTGACCACAATTCAGCGAGAAATGATGGCAAGCGGCGGTGTCGGCAAGTCCCAAATTGCCAAGGCCGCATCAAAGGGCGGGCGCATAGCCCAGCAACAGGATGTCATTCTTGACATGTTCAGGAGCGGTGCATCGGGCACGGAAATGACCGATTACTTGACGAAAAACAGCCAACTGTACGGCCTGACCCCTGACGATGTTAAAAAGATGAAGAAACGACCGGAAGAGACCGTCAAGGTAATCAAGAAAGTCGAAGAACGGCAGACTGCAATGAATGCCCTGACCGACATCTACTCGAAGCGCCTCAAAGAACTGACCATGATGACCGGCAAATCCGAACAAGAAGTCGAGTTGCTGGCGATGGAACTCGGCGTGAATCTCTACGATGCAACGGCCGACTTCAATGACATAGTGCAGAAGCTCGGCGTGAGCGTCGTCCAAACACGCGAGCAACTCAAGGGCATGCAGATGGATATCGCCCTCAAGGGCCTCGAGGATTTCAAGAAGAAGATGAACCTGATTGCAGACCCAGAGATAATTGACGAACAGGCACGGTCGTTCAGGGATTTGTACGATTCCGTGGATGGAAATATTAGCGACAGCGACTTCTCTGAGTTTCTCTACAGTTTCACCCCCAACATGTTCAACTACGTGGGTGGCGCGCTTCAGGGTTTGATTGAAATACAACGAATGTTCGGCATGAATGGCTCGGAATTCGGCAGGAAAGAGGGCGATATTACGAGTCCATTCTTCGGAATGGAGAAACTGTTCCAGTCGTCCCCGGTTGGTGTCGCATATCAGGATATGGTGGACAAGCAAATTGACGAGGGCACCAGACGGCTCGCCAGTCAGGTCAATGCCCAACTCTTTCAATCAAAATCCGCCGATCGTTTCCAAATTGATGCGAACAAGTTGGGCACTGCCATTTCTGGGCTTGACGCGGACGCGGCGAAACAATTGATAAGCGACATCGAAGCTGGGACGTTGTTCAACCAAGTGGACATTGACACACTGACCAGGGATCAGTTTGTCTCCATGCTGGGCAAGTACGGCATCCGCGAGAGCCAGTTGGGTATTCGTGCCGTCCAAGACAATGATGAGCTGACCATATCACTGGACTCCCTGCCCGATGAACTCAAGACGACATACACGACGATCATCGACATGTTCGGCACGTTCTTCGACACTCGCGACAGCACGAAGCCCGAATGGATGACGGACGAATTCATAAAATTCGTGGCAGCGAACTCGGACACATCGAGCCCGAGAGGCAAGGGAATCGGTGACACGACGGCTTCTCGGCTCAGCCAGACAATGAGCAGGCACGCCGCACTGGACGGAGCACTGACCGGCAATCGCACGGTCACCTCTGCCTACAGAACCTACGGATTGGGGTCGATCAACTCGGATCATGTGACGGGTCGGGCGTACGACCTCGTCGGCCAAAACCTCGGGAGTTACCAAAGACTCGTCCGCAACAGCGGCGGCTTCGCCGAATTCCACGGCCGCAATGCCGGCCGCCACCTTCATGTCGTTCCGGGACCGGGGCCCTACGGCGATGCCGTATCGCCCAGAATAATGGCGCCGGTTGCGACACCGAGCGGCGAATCGGGCGGCGGCAACGGTATTACAATATCCCAAGTGATTTACGGAAACACGAACGCATCCGAGGTTGCCGATCAGGCCGTCCGCAAGATGAAACTCGCACTCGAGAACGAGAGGCAACGTCGATGAGCACGTCCCAAGAAATCATCAAGGCGAAACTCGGTGCCCCGAATCAGTCAAAGACAGCGGGTGAAACCCTCCCAGGTTCTCCGTCCGCCACGATGTTCGGTTCGTTTACCGGCAATAGCGAACAACGCGTTGTGGCGTATGGTTTCCGGGACGACAATGTGAAGAATGCACCCACGGTAGGGGTCAGCCTGCCGGTTCAGGCGACCAATTACATGAAAAAAGTAAACCTCGTCGGCTATGTCGGATTTACGGAAACATTCAGGGCGAGCACATGGATGCGCGTGTACCGAGAGGTGTATGCCCCGTGCGGCGACAAACGTTTCAAGGACTATGTCACAGAAAAGAAAGGTTATACCCCCGATGATCCGTGTTGTCCGTTCTTGGGCGCCGCTTCCATAAGCGGTAAAGCTTTCGAGGGTGCTGGGTCAACGCTGGGAAACGTTACTTCTGCCGCCGGTATGGGACCATATCAGATGTTGTGGCTCAGGTGGAAGTCCGGTGAGAACACGGACTACGGAGTGCTGTTCGATTGGTATCGTGTTCCGACTGACGAACCTTTCAAACTTGCCCATGTAGGGGTCGATCTTGACGCAAAACCGAAAGACACATATTCCAAATCAAAAAGCGCGGCCTTCGCTACCACGGCAATCAACTCGTACGCAAGCAATGGTATCAGGGGTGTGAATCTTGGGTCGATAAAGGACGATCCGAACACCATTTATTACCTGCAAGATGATTCTTCCGAACCAGTGCCAAAACTGCAATCGTCCATTCCGAAAGATGCCCAAAGTGCACCGAAGATTGACCAAGAACCAGTAACCCTCTCGGGTCAGGGAAGTCTCAAACTCGCAAGCGCACTCCCCATCGGTACTGCTCCAAAAGTGGAAATCGGCAAGTTGATTTCTGTCTCTGGTGTTCAGGGCGGCAGCGGCGCAACAAAACTTGTGTACACCGGAATCGTCGGAAAAATTGGGTCAACGTATGAAGCCCTGTACTTTTCGGAGGAAGATGGCGAAACAATTATGACCCACATTGAAAATGCCGCAGAGACCTTCGGAAAGGCCCAATTCTCCGAGACCAACGGGAAAAAAATCGTCGTAGGCACGAATGTCGTAAAACCATCCTACAAATTTGGCACCCAGCCGCAGCACGCGTACACATGGACACCGCAACCATTGAACAGAGGATCGGGGTTTTTGCGAACTGCTGTCGTTGACGGCTTTAATTTGCCGCAAGCCGCAAATATTCCGCCACCGAATCAGGAGTCATGGGTCAGTGGATATGCACCAGCCTCTACGAGTACCAACGACCTGAATGCGGCCAGGGCAAAGTATTGGTACGTGTTGCCCGTGCAACAACGCCGGAGTCAGGGCGCGGGGTTTATATTCACCGGAGCTACCAGCAGCTATCAGAGCGAATTCACGTCCGCCGCCCCATTTGTGGGATCGCTTCACTTCGGGAAATTTCTCAAGTCCACGGAGAATTCGGATATCGGTTTCTCGAGCGGCGATCTCGAAGATTATCAAACGAACCTTGAGATTGAGGCAACCAATGCCGTCAACAGAAGGCTCGATACCTCGAGGTTCACGGCTTTTACGATTGGGAGTTACTCTGCTGGCCCAAAGCAATACATTCCATCGACAATCACCAGAACGATTGATATAAGCCTGCGGAATGTCGAGGGTGTTTCCGTTGCGAGTTCCTACACTGGGTGGACGGAGAGTCAAGTTAATTCGGGTAATTATTATTACTCCCCTTGGATTGGGGCGGGAACGAACCCAAGCAACCCGAGCACCCCGACACCGGGGGCCGGTACCGGAACGTACACCGGCCCACCAAAGGACTGGCGCAAACTGATTACCGATGCAACATCAAAGCTCGTTTCGGGAGCATCGGTCCAATCGCTCACCTCGCAACAACTGGAGCAATTCCTCCGGCAACAGGTGAATCTCGGCGCACCCCTACAAACGCTACAAGAAATATTTTTCCAGCAATTGCTCGAGGCGAAAGTTGTCGCGCTCATGCAGACCAGCGGCCTGTCCAGGACTGCCGCCGTCACGGCGGTGAAGCAGGATCCGCTCTACATCTCTCTCACGAAATTCGCCGCGAGTCTCACCCCGAAGCCGAGAACAAGGGATGATGGCGGAACCGCGAGCAACTCAACGAATTCTGCGCGTGACCAGAATCAAAACACGACGATAAAAATAGACGTGATACGCGGGTTGCCCGGTTACAGACAGGGCATCAGGGAGTCGGGTGCGACGATTGCCGACCAGCCAGAACTTGTCCAGACGTACGACGTGTTCAGCAATGGCCCTGCCGGGAGCGCAGTACTACCGAAACCCAGAAGATTCGTATTCCCATTCGTTCCCCGAGAGGTCAACTACACGGGAATCGGAACGCAGTGGACAGAAATTGCCAGGACGGGGAACTATCCGATAGTTGACTGGACGGGATTCCAGTTGCTCAAAATCAGCTTCAACTTTGATGTCGTGGACCGAACTTTTGAGAGCCAGTCTGGGTTCGGCCTGTATTACAGCTGTGAGGAACAACTGAGGAAATTGAGAGAAATGGCCCAGACCCCCTATCCGGTCACATTCCTCAACATGGACAAATTCATGCGCGAAGAGGTTCGTTGGCCGACCCTTTCCCAGGGACGCGGCATTGAGTTCGTCATAGCGGAGTTCTCCGTCACGGCAGTTCAAAGGACTTCCAGCGACGCAAAGAGAGCAGCGGGCGTCGTACCGAACCAAATTTCGCGGGCGACATGCAGCATGACGCTCCAAGAAATACCGATTGAGACCGTGAGCATTGTCCAGATGCCGCCAATCAAGCCATGCAAGAAAAAATGCGATGACATACCGAAAATAACGGAAGAAAAATTCAAGGAGTACCTGCTCTTGACGACCGGGGTCAAAGTCAGCCGAGGTTGATGATGAGCGACGCAACACGATACTACGGCGGCCAGCCAACGGCATTCACACAAGGGGAACTCCCGATTCGTGGCACAGAGATGTTCAATGTCACTTTCGGCGACATACCGACGAGGATCAAGGAGCAACTCAACGATTCGATAATTTCGTGCACCGTCAACTACGGCATGGATTTGGTCACGGAAATAACCGTGAAAGTAATTGATCGAGATTACCGGGCTTCTCTCGGCAAAAAACAAGACGTCGAATCATTCGCGGCCGGGAACTATTTCAACATTGGACGCGACGTGACGTACCTGTCAAGAACAATTGCGAAGTCGGAGTTTGACGACCAATCCAAGGTCGCCGGAATCAATTTGACCCACCTATTGATGGAGGTCGCCGAAACATCCTGCGATGCCGAACAGGGCATTTCTCCGATCTGGACCATCAAGTGCCGCCCCAAGCGGGTCCAACAAATGAAGCGCGACAAAAAGCCAGAAGTAATTGAAGGGAACGGAACCGCGTACGTTGCGGCGGCCTGCAAGAAATACGGCCTCAAGTTGGTCGCCGAGCAGACATCAAAGAGCAAGAAAATCACGAAAGCAAGCGGGGAAAACGAGGCAGATTCGGTGTGGGACGTAATTCAGAACCTGGCCCAGCAGGCGAAATTCAAGTGCTTTGAGGTCGACAATGTCTTGTATTTCGCCTCAATGAAGTGGTTGATGTACAAGTGGGGACCGGATGCATTGACGTACATAGCAAGTGTCAAGGACAAGGAAACCGGGAATTCCACGGACCGACGAGTAACCCGCCGCTACATACCATTGGTTCCCGGAGAGGTCGGTAGGGACTACCAAACGCAGAAACTTCCGGCCATGAGTCGCTCGGACAATTCGATAATGGAAGCCCAGGGTTCTGCGATGGTCGAGAGGACGAATGGTGTCGGTATTCGACCGGGCATGACGGTTTTCGTCGGGGGCATACCCACATTCGTCGGCTATTACCTCGTCACTTCCGTTGAGTTCGAGGAGCGTTCCCCCAACCCAGTCGGCATTCAATTCCAGACGCCGGAACGCAAACCGAAAGAAAAAATCTATCTGCCGGTCGGGCCAATGTACCCGAACACCGACGATCCCGTGGGTCCGGATGTGCTCGTTCCGTTCATTTCTCGTGGTCAAACATTGCCGGTCGACACGGGCAAGAGAAGAAGGCCGATCATACCATGAGACAGCAACACCCGGATTTTGTCAACAGGAGCAACGGTTCATCCATGCCGTTCCGAGGCGGAGGGTTGCACATGGGGAAGATTGTGGCCGTTGGCAAGGGCAACACCGTCACGGTTAGCATACCGGGGCTCGGCGTGAATGTGGCGAATGTGATTGCTCTTGACACGACCAAAGCAAAGCGATTCCTGAAGGGGGACTCGGTCATCTGCGCCTTTCTTGCCAACGACAACCAGGAACTGGTGATTATTGGTAGAATGAATATTGCTTCTGATGTTTTTGCTACAAAGGTAGAATTGACGGAAGCGATAAGCACGCTCAATGCGGCCATTTCGGCGCTCAATGCAAGAGTGGCAGCACTAGAGACCCACGATCATTAATGAGGGAATGCTCAACATGGCAACGATAAAGTTTCCCGTTTCATTTGACAAAAACGGCTCTTTGACCACAATTGCGGATGGGACGGATGAGTTTTACTCCCAAATTTTGAGCATGGCCGCCCTCACGGAGCCGGGGACACATCCCTACACTCCGACATTCGGGGTACTTGACCCATCGTTCAGATCAATTAGCCGCGGCATGTTCATACTTCAGGCATCGCGTTTCGTGCCCGAAATACAAATACTGGAGGCAGAGGGTGAGCAGAATGAGCGAACCGGCGCCATCGCCCTGAGAGTCAAATTCAAGAAGGTGTGACATGGCCGTAGATTACAGCCCGTACATCAATTTGCGCATTTATGACAAGGATCCCGCCGAGCTGTACCTGACCGCACTTGACATACTTCAGCAAAATGTTCCGCAACTGACAATTCGGCCGGGGACGATTGAGGATGGAATGATTCAGGCATTCTCGTTCATCAGCACGATTGCCATCAACCACATCAATGTGATTCCGAATCGTCTAGTCGAGGGAATTGCCAGCCTGATGGGCGCAACTCGGACCAATGGCACGTACGCAACCGTTCCAGTAACAATACAGGCGCTCGACTATTCGGGCGGAACCCTTGAGGCCGGAACGGTCTTTGAATTTGTCTATGTATCCGGTTCGGAGACACTCCGCGAGTACTACGAGTTGCCGTTGGCCGCCACCATTGATTCGGTTGACCCCGACCTCGTCGCCAATCCCCCGACACCACTTCCATCCATCAGCACGACCCTGTCCGCACTCGAGATTGGGGAGCGCAGAACGATTCCAGCGGGCGCTGTTCTGACAATTCTCAATTCTCAATTTGTCAGTGACCGCGCCGTAGCCCGATCCGGATTCAGCCAGGGGAGCACACAAGAGGGGGATGCTGAATTTCTGTCTCGTTTTGCCACGTATCTCCAGTCAATGACAACAACTTCAAGCACGGCAAGACAAATCGAGGCATATGCACTGACGAATTATTCCTTCGCATCGCGGGTCAAGGCGTACGACCTGACCAATGCCCTCTCAAACAGGTCAATTGGGGCCGCGGATGTTCCGGGTTATCTTTCCCTTTTCGTCTACGGCAACGGCCGATCATTGTCCGAATTTGAGAAAATCCGCCTTTATGAGGACATCTCGGAGCGGGTGCTCGCCGGCCTGTCGGTGATTGTCGAGGACATTGACCTGCTGGACGTGACAGTCAGTGTCGAGGCGATACTTGAGGAAACAGCCGATTTCTCATCGACCATGAGCGCAGTAAAAGCAATCCTGACGAGCTACCTTTCGCCGCTGAATTTCCCCTGCACGGATCCCGCCATCCGAAAAAATGCCCTGATTGGAAAAGTCAACTCCATTCCGAGCGTGGTGTATGTCGAAAGCCTGTCGTTGACGTGCGCCGACTCGACGACGAACGCGAGCGGCGATGCCCTGTTCAACAGGAAAGGTTGTCTGCCGATACTTGATGCTGGCGACATAACAGTTGCATTGAGATACGCGTGAGACTCAAAATTGCCCAGAGGAACCTCCTGTCCGATGCTTTGTCATTGCGGCAGATCGACAAAGATGGTCGTGAAATATCTCCCGAGACGATACAAACAACCACATGGGTTGCCGATTCTCCGTCCTCCTACACCGTCGTCACCGATGTCTTTTATCGCTCGGATCGATATTCGCTAAAACTGACCAATTCAACTTCCCAGAACACCACCATTCGGGCCACCCAGACCCAAGTGCCGTGGCCGCACATACGCGAGCCCCTGATTTTCAGCGCAATGGTCCTGAATGACTCGGGTATTCAGGTTTCCACATACATCCACCCTCCGACAGAAGCATATACGACGGTCGAACCGAACGTGCAAGATATCGAGGCCGGGGTTTGGAGTGCGATTTTCTCAAACGAATACACCTTCGGAAGCGACGAACACCCCTACGACGATGTGTCAATAACCGTTGTGTTCGGAACACGAGATACGGATTCAATGTACTTCACGACACCATGTCTCACGCTGGCACAACCAGAAAAGTTCAATCAGTTGTCGCAAAACAGCATCCCATACTTTCCCGACATTGTCAGGGACATGGATGCAGAGAGCCAGAATCCGACGCGCCCGCTGGGCAAGATTTACCACTCGCTGACTGCCGACATGTCGCAGATAATAGACAGGTACATACAATTGTCAAATCTTGAGCACGAAGAAGTCGGGCATGCAAGCGTCTCCTCGCGGGATCACCCCTACAACATTCTGACGCGCAGCGAGCTGACCGATCCGGATCTCATGCTTCCAGAGTATCTTGAGTGGGCGGCCATGCTTGTCGGGACGCGACTTGCGAGGAATATTTACCTTGGCGAGTCGCCAATTTACGACTTGGACAACTTTGATTTCCAACGGTGGCAAGTGAAATCAAAAGCCTTCGGCCATGCCGCTGGAAGCA